ACAGTTTAGGAACAGCAGCATTTACTATAGAACAATCCACTGACGCACCTTCTGGTTTTGATTATTCTCTAAAACAAACAACTACAACAGCAGAGGGGGCTGTTAATGCAACAGATGCTTGTAGAATAATAGATTACCGTATAGAAGGACAAGATTATTCCCGACTTGCATACGGAACTTCTGACGCAAAAAGTGTAACACTATCTTTTTGGGTTAAATCTAGCGTAACTGGAAATTATTCTGTATCTCTTGCAACTTTTTTATCAGCGTCTTTCAATAGAATTATCGGGTCAACTTACACAATTAATTCAGCTAATACTTGGGAATACAAAACAATTACATTTGTTGGTGATACTTCTGCTGGGCATGATGGTGGAGCTATTATTGGAGCTAATTTGTATTTTAGTATAGGAGCTGGATCTGATCTTACTTCTACTGATAATTCCTCTTGGGGGGATTATGCGTTAGGAAAATTTCACTATGGTCAAACCGCACAAGTTCAAAATACTCTTAACGCTACATTTCAAATCACAGGAGTTCAGCTAGAGGTTGGCGACACAGCTACTGAGTTTGAGCATAGACCGTATACGACTGAGTTGCAGTTGTGTCAGAGGTACTACCAACAACCAATAGATAGCGGATTAGATTTTTTTGCTGGTTACATGGTAAATGGTTACTACGGCCCAGGATGTTTTTCAACATGGTATTGTGAAATGAGATCAACGCCTACAGTAGGAGTTACTCTTGGTAGTTTAAGTCTTGTTGGTACTGTGTCTGTCAATTACTTTGATAAAAAAAGATTTAAGTTAAATCCAAGTGCTAACGGTACTGGTAGTGGTTTTTGGTATTTAGCTAAACTAACAGCAGATGCGGAGTTATAAATGTATAAGATAAGAGAGAAAAATTTAATTACTAACGAAGTATTATCTGGAATTATTCGTACATCAGACGGTGCAATCATTCCTGATGATGAAGCTAATACAGATTGGCAAGAATATCAAAAGTGGCTGGCTGAGGGCAACACACCAGATCCAGCAGATTAATTAACAGGAGATATAGATGGCAGATACAACGACCACAACTTATTCTCTGGTAAAGCCAGAGATTGGCGCATCCGAGGATTCTTGGGGGACAAAGATAAACAATAACCTTGACGGCATTGATGACTTGCTCGACGGAACAACTGCCGTTACAGGTATTGATATTAACTCTGGTACGATTGATAACGCAGTTATTGGAGGCGCAACGCCAGCGGCTGGAACGTTTACAACTGCAAACGCCACAACATTACAAATTGGCGGCGTGTCAATTACATCTACAGCCGCAGAGCTAAATCATTGTGACGGCGTTACGTCAAATATTCAGACTCAATTTGATGCGCTATCTACATTAGATCAAATAAAAAATGCGCTTAATCCAGTTGGATCAATTTTTACAACGGTAACTAATTATGCTGACTCAGCTGCGGTGGTTGCTGCAATTGGAGGGACAACATGGGTTAGATTCGGAGCTGGAAGAGCTTTAGTTGGTTACGACGCAAGCGATACAGACTTTGACGCCGCAGAAGAAACTGGCGGTACTAAAGATTCAATTATACCTACACACACTCACACAGCTACTTCGGCTTCAACGTCTACAGACTCTGGACATACACACAGCGTTGCACGAGGTCTTGGTGCTTCTGGCGCTGGTGGAGATGCTTTGTTGTCAGGAAGCGGTGTTCAGTCAGGTTCAGCAACTGCAAACATTACTACTACAACTACAACAACAATAGCTAGTGCTGGTGAATCAGCAACAGGTAAAAACTTACAACCGTACATAACAGTTTTTATGTGGAAACGAACTGCATAAGGGAAAATAGATGGCATTGATTCCATTAAAGCTACCGCCGGGCGTGTACAAGAACGGCACAGAGTTTGAGCAATCAAACAGATGGCGTGACGCAAGTTTAGTGCGCTGGTCTGAGGGCAGTATGCGTCCAGTTGGCGGATGGACTGATTTTGTTACATCTGGCATAGCCGCTCCGCCTCGAGGAATGCATGGTTGGCGAGATCTAGACGCTAATAATAATCTTGCGGCTGGAACCTATGAAAAACTGTATGCAATAAGCTCTGCTGGAACTGTTACCGATATTACTCCAGCTTCATTTACATCCGGCAGGGAATCTGCAACACAAAATACTGGATATGGCGGTGGATTGTATAACGTAGGATCGTATAGTACTCCTAGAACTCCATCTGCAAACTGGTTGCCAGCTACAACTTGGGCAATCGATAACTTTGGCGAGGATTTAGTTGCCTGCTCATCAACCGATGGAAAATTACATTTATGGGACGTTGACGGCGGCGGTGTCGCCGCACCAATAACTAATGCGCCAGTAAACAATCAAAGTTTGATTGTTACCGAGGAGCGGTTTTTGTTTGCTTTGGGCGCTGGCGCTAATCCTCGTAAAATACAATGGTGCGATAAGGAAAACTTAACGTCATGGACGCCAGCAGCAACAAATGAGGCTGGCGACATTGAATTACAGTCCTCTGGAACAATTAGATCTGCAATTAGAATTAGAGGCAGAACTTTAATAGTTACTGACGTTGACGCTCACTTGGCTACTTATCAAGGGCCGCCGTATGTATATGGATTTGAGCGCGTTGGCTCTGCCTGCGGCACTGACTCACCAAAGTCGTTGGTTGCGGTTGATCAAGCCGCATTTTGGATGGGGCAGAAGGGATTCTTTTTCTTTGATGGATCAATCGTAAAAGAACTTAACTGCGAAGTTAGCGATCATATATTTCGAGACATAAACACAAACCAAATCAGTAAAGTATATGCAACGCATAACAGCCGTTTTTCAGAAATCTGGTGGTTCTATGCCAGTGAAGATTCTACAGAAAACAATCGTTATGTTTCATACGATTATAAAGACAATATATGGATGATTGGCGAGCTGTCTCGAACAGCTGCTATTGATACCGGCATTTTGCGTTATCCAATATGGGCGAATAGCAATGGAAGGCTTTACTTCCAAGAATATGGATTTAATCACGACGGCGCAACGCAATTTGTTGAATCTGGCCCGATAAGTCTTGGTAATGGTGATAACATTATGCACGTCACTGATTTAATTCCAGATGAGTTAACTCAAGGCGACGTAAACGCCAAGTTTAAGACTAGGTTTTATCCTAACGGCACAGAAAGCGAGTTTGGATCATTCACAATGGCTAATCCAACAAACGTGAGATTTAGTGGTAGACAGGTAAGAATGAGAGTTGAGACTACGGTCAATAATGATTGGCGAGTTGGCACGATGCGAATCGAGGCCAAGGCCGGAGGCAAGCGTTGACTGGGCCTCCACCATTAGGCGGCAGCTGGCGAGAATGGGCCGAGCGTCTTAATAACTTTATTGCCCGAACAAAGAATAAGCTGGATTTTAAGTTAACTGGCGATTCTGCGTCTGAAGATGGGATTATGCTCTGGGACGCATCAATAGAGCATATGGTTGTCTCAACAAATGGCGCTTTTCAGCCCATTCCATACGGTGAGAACTCATATGGATACTTTGTAGATTTTACTAATCAAACTGCCTCAACTATTAATACGGCTACTGCGTTAACGTTTAATACAAGTGCATCGTCGCACAATGTGTCTATTGACGGCACTGATGCAAGCAAGATTGTGTTTGCTAAATCTGGCGTATATCGATTAAATTTTAGCGCTGAAATTACTTCAAGTTCAGCCAGTACGGTTACGTTTTATTTCTGGCCTCGAGTTAACGGCGTTAATCTAGCAAACTCAACAATGGTGACTACGCTACACAGTAACGGAGACAAAAAAATTATTAGCAGGTCTGGCGTTTTTGAGGTTGATGCCAACGATTATTTGCAATCAATGTTTGCTGTAGATAGCACAAATGGATCTTTATCAACGACTGCGGCAACTGCATTTTGCCCAGCATCGCCATCTGTAACGCTGTCCGTGGCAGAACTTTATGTGCCATGAATGTTACTGAAAAACTGGTCGAATGCAGGAAGTATATTGATGACGCTCTTGCTTATAGCGGTGGTACACATACTTTCGATGATATTGTTCTTGGTGTTCTTAGCTATAGGTACCAATTTTGGCCTCTTGATGATGGTTGTTGTGTTACTGAAATCATTGAGTATCCGCGTAAAAAAGTGTTTCACGTTTTTCTAGCTGGTGGTAGGCTTGAACAAATTACAGCCTTAAATGAGCCATTTGCTGAGTTTGCCAAGGCAAACGGATGCTCTTCATTAACAATAGCTGGTCGTAAGGGCTGGGAAAAAGTATTAAATAAACTTGGATGGAATTTTGAGTTTACAACGCTTAAAAGGGAGATATAAATGAGCGGCGGCAGTAAAGGCGGAAGCCGACAAACAACCAGTACCTTGCCTGCATGGGTTCAAGCGCCAGCAGAAAGAAATATTGCTAGAGCTGAACAAGCCCAAAAAGTTGGTTATATGCCATTTTACGGGCCTGACGTTGCAGCATTCAATCCAACTCAACAGGCGGCTTTTAATACAAATATTGGCGCAGCAGAAGCATTTGGTATGCTTCCGCAGGGATCGTTAACTGCCATGCAAGGAATGGCGCCGAATCCACAAACATTTGCAGGCGGACTACAAGGCTATTCATCTGGCGCTTTGTTTGATCAAGCTCTAGCTGAGTTACAGGCAAGAAGGCCGGGGCAGGTAGCTCAATACAACAAAATGTTTGTTAATCCATTTAGCGGCAGTCAACCGGCCCCATTAGCGCCGCCTAATGATAACTCTGCATTATTAGATTCTTATGCGCAAAGGCTAGGTAGAATTGAAGGCCACGTCTTTACGCCGCGATAAACTATAAAGGACAAATTATGGCAGGATCACCACAGGGCGGAATTCCTAACGTAAACCAAGCGGCGGCTCAAGGCGTATACGGAGCTGGGCAAGGCGCTGCTTTTGAAATGGGATATGCGCCGCAACAAGTTCAAGCAGGACAATTGGCAACTACTGATCTTTCTCAGTATCAAAATCCTTACACGCAACAAGTTATTGACGCTCAGGCGCAAGATGTATTGCGTAACGCTCAAATAGGTATGCAAAATCTTGGTGCGCAAGCACAGGCCGCTAGTGCATTTGGTGGTTCTCGGCACGGGATAGCCCAAGCTGAAATTGGGCGTGGCGTTGCTGATATGCTGGGGCAACAATCTGCGGCGCTAAGGGCGCAAGGATTTCAGAACGCACAACAGGCCGCTCAAGCTGATATTGCCAATCGAATGGCGGCAGATCAGTTTAACGTTGGCAGTGGATTGCAAGGTAGTCAGCAACGTTTAGCGGCTGGAAATCAACTTGCAAACGTTGCTAACCTTGGATTTGGCATGGGTCAACAAATTAATCAAAATTTGTACGATCAAGGCGCATTGCAACAAGCTGCGCAACAAGCGTTAATTGATTCTGCAAAACAACAATATGCAGGATATGTTGGCGCCCCAGCAAATAGCATTAACTATGCGTCTAACGCAATTGGAGCTACTCCAATGGGCGGAGGAGCAACTCAAACTCAAACTGGAAGTCCGGGGATGGGGCAAACATTATCTACAATACTTGGGCTTGCAAGTATGGCTGGATTTTCAGATGAAAATTTAAAAACAAACATTAAATACATAGATAAAACTTTAAGTGGCATTGAAATGTATACATGGGATTGGAATGAAAAAGCAAAAGAACTCGGCATTGATAGTCAGCCAAAAGCTGGAGTTATTGCTCAGAAAATATTACTTACTCATCCTGATGCCGTATCAGTAGCAGATAATGGTTATTTAATGGTCGATTATTCTAAGATAAATTAATATGTTTAATCCATTTGAAAAAAACCGCCCCAATCCTTATAACTCGCAAGGATTGTTTGGGCAAGTAACTATGTCGCCTTATGTTGCAGCTCAATTAGGTGGCGAACAAAATCTAATGCCGGCGTCAACTGTTGCGCCTCCAACGCCTCCTAGTTATGAAGAACCTCAAGGCATCCCATCTGGATTATTATCCAAAGACCAACCAAAAGGCGGTTCTTTAGAG